AACTTATGTAATTCTTCATCTGGTAAAGGCTTTATGTTTAGCTTCTTTAAGTCTTTTGAAAGTAGTCTTTGGACTTTATTCATTTATTTATAAATTAATATACAAATAAGAAATTGCAAGTTTTTCTCTTTCTCTTTTTGAAATTCTTATCTTCTAAAAAGTATTCAAAAGCTACAAAAAAGATAAGTATTTTATAAAAACTAAATATAAAAGGAGAATAAAAATGCAAGAAAAAATCCAAGTCCATCTTGTCATAAACAAACATTTAAACAGTATTTTAGAGAATTTATCAAATACATTAGGAAGAACTAAAAGTGATTTAATAAAAGAAGCAATCATTTTACTTGCAGACAGATATAACTTCTTTTCAAAAAATGAAACCCCAGAATCTAAAATTATGAAAGCAATCAGAAACTTAGCAAAATCTCAAGATAGGAGTTTAGATTATGAGCATAACTAAAAGAATAAACTATGAAATCATAAAAAGAGAGCAAGCATTTCAATTATACAAAAAACTAAAAAATCTCAAAGCAGTTTCAGAAGTTCCTGGAATGCCTTCATATTCGGTTTTATTAAAATGGAAAGAAGAAGATAATTGGGATGAAAGAATAGAAAAAACTCAAGAAAAACTTGAAAAATGGGAATTAATTTTGTCAAGACTTGAAAATGATAGCTTACTGAAAGATGATGTCTTTCATTTAATGTTACTAAATAATTTATTAGAAAGAACATTAAGAGCAATCATTGAAAAGGATTTAGAGCCTTCAAGCTGGAAAGAAGCAATGGAAACTCTAAAGATGATATTTGAACAAAAGAGATTATTGCTTGGTAGAGCAACAAGCAAATCTGAAGTTGATATTGATTTTACAGGAATGGATGAATATGAAATAAGAGAAACATTAAGAAAAATAAATGCATTATTACAAGCAGCAGGTTCTCCGCATACTCCAGAAGAAAAGGTTAGGAAGTTGGTAAAAGAAAAAATTGAATTAGAAAAAGTATTAGAAGATAAAACTGAAGGTAAAGAAGATATAGAAAAACAAGCTGAAGAATCTTTAGAAAAAGAAATGCAGGAAGCTAAAGCTAAGAAGAAAGAATTTCTGAAAGATTTATTGGAAGAAGAGTAGTTAATGCAAGATAAAAATATAAAAGATTTAATTATAATCAAAAGAAATCTTGAGAAAAGTCTTTTAGTCAAGCAAGCAAGAAAATCTTTCAAAACTTTCTGTGAATATGTTTTTGGTTTGAAACCAGGAAAGATCCATCTTGAATGGCATAATTTAGCTACAAAAGCTATGATGGAAGGAGAACCTTGTATAATCTTTGCTCCGAGGGGACATAGTAAAACCACAACAATGGCTGTTATGAGACCTATCTTTCTTTTAGGACATAATCCAAATTTAAGAATCAAGATTGTTTCTCATTCAGACAAAAAGGCAGCAGACATTTTGAGACAAATAAAGGAAGCAATTGAATCAAATGAGAAATTAAAAGAAGTTTTCCCACATTTGGAAGCTGGGGATGTTTGGGCATCAAATAAGATTTTGATTAAAAGAAGTTTATGGAGCAAAGATGTTACAATAGAAGCTTTAGGAATTCTTTCTGGAGCTACTGGAGGTAGATGTATTGGTAAAGGGACTTTGGTTATAACTTCAGATGGAATGAAACCAATAGAAAAAATTACAGAAAAAGATAAAGTCTTAACAAAAGAAGGAAGATTCAGAAAAGTGATAAAAGTTTGGAAAAGATCTTATAAAGGAAAAGTTATCATAATGAAAACAGGAAAATACAATAGAAACAAGATTGTTTTGACTCCAGAACATAAAGTTTATGTCTTTGATAAAAAAACTTTTAGTGAAAGATGGGTTCAATGTAAAGATATTTTACAAAATAAAGAGAGATATAAAGCAATTATGCCTGATGTGGAAACTGAAATGTTCTTTACTTTAGATATAACTAAAGTTTATGAAGAAGAATATAATGATTATGTATATGATTTAAGTGTGAGTGTTGAACATTCTTTTTGTTCTGTTTGGGCTATTCTTCATAATAGTGATTATATCGTATTTGATGATATAGTTGAATTCAATAATACAATAAAACATCCTGCTTTGATAAAGATGGTAAAAGAAGCTTTTTATAACAATTGGTTGAATTTATTAGAACCAGATGGATATGGTTGGTGTTTGATTGGAACGATATGGACACAAATGGATTTGCACTGGGAATTTCATCAAAAACCTATGAAATATAAAAAGATATATAGAATAAATCTTGAAACATTAGAACCAATTTGGGAAGAACATTGGTCTAAAGAAAAATTAATAGAAAGATATAATTCTATGCCTTTAAGAGCTTTTGCAAGAGCTTTTGCTAACTTACCTATCTCAAGAGAAGATGCAGTTTTCAATAGAGAAAATATAGAAGCTTGTATTGTTTTTAATGATCCAAAGTATTACAGAGAGAAATGTGATTATGTAATTATTGGAGTTGATTTGGCAATTTCTCAAAAGAAAACTGCTGCTAACACTGCTATTTTTGTAATGGGAGTAATAAAGGAAAAGAATAAATTAGTAGCACTACATGCTGAATATGGTAAATGGACATCTCCAGAAACAGTCAATGCAATCACAAAAAATTTTGAAGATTGGAAAGCAGATATTATTGTAGTAGAAAATAATCAATATCAAGAAGCTTTAATTCAATGGTTAAATGAGTTCAATAGAGAATTACCAGTTCAGGCTCATTTTACTACAAGTGCAAAACATGATCCAGAAATAGGATTACCTTCTATGGCACTTGAATTTGAAAGAAAGAAATGGATTATTCCAATGGGAAAGCTTCCACATGATGTTGATTGCAAGTGTGGAAAATGCAAATGGATAGAAGAATTAACAATGTATCCATTTGGAGAAACTTCAGATATTGTTATGGCATCATATTTTGCAAGAGAATATTGGAGAAAACATATAGTCTCAAAGGAAGATGTCAAAGTAGATACTCTTTAGATTTTCTCTTTTCATACTTTGATAAGAATTTCTAAAATTATGCTTTCTTTTGAAAGGATATCAAATGAAACAATTTCCAGATAATAAGGCAGATCAAAATAACAATAATCAAAATAGTGAAATTCAAGTTCCTGAAGTTCCAAAAGTTGATAATAAAGTTAGAGTTGAAGGAATAGATACAAGATTTATAACTCAATTTCAAACTTTTACTCCATATAGAAGATATTCAAGAGTTAGTGATCAATTATTAAGATACCTTTATTTAAGAACTTCAAGATTAAGAGAATGTGTTGATGGAATTGCAGGAGAAGTCTCTTCAAGACTTCCAGTTTTAGTTCCAATTCCAAAGAAACTTTCTCAAGAAATCTACATTGCTTTAGAGAAATTTGCTGAAAAATTTTTTGGAAAACTAAATAGAAAGAAAGATACAATTCAAACTCTTATTTCTAAAGTTGTCAGAGATTTATTGGTTCATGATAGATTCTTCATTGAGAAAGTAAGAAATAAGAAAGGAGAACTGGTTGAACTCTATGTTAGAGATCCAATGTATATGATAATTGATAAAGATGATTCAGGAATTATAGAAAGATTTAGACAAGTTATACAGGATAAAACAGTAGAATTTTCTCCAGATGATATTATTTATGGAGTTTTACATCCTTGCTCTTATGATGATTATGGTTTGCCAATTATTGAAGGAATTCTTGATGAAGTTGCTTCATTAATTCTTTCAACAAGAACAATAGCGAACTATATTTTTGATGACAGCATTCCACCAGGAATTTTAGTCTTAGGAGAAATTGGTGAAGCTGCTTTTCAAAGACTAAAAGAAGAATTTAAAAATCCAGAATTAAGGAATCGTATAAAAGTAATCAGAAATATAGATCCCAAAAATGTAGATTGGATTAGGCTTGATAGGTCAATTTCTTCAGAAAATAAACTTGATTTCTTACTTGAAAGGATAGATACAATTATTCTAAAGGCATTCCAAATTCCAACAGAAAGAGAAATTTCTTCTCGTGGTGGTTCTGAGATGGCTTACAAAATTTCTCAATCAAAGCTAATAGAACCTATTGTTAAGTTAATAGAAAAGTTATTTACGGAAGAAATCTTCTGGAAAGAATTCAATCTTCCAGTTGAATTCAGACTTTTAAAGAGAACTGATGTTAGTGGAGATGAATTCTATGATAAAAGTAGAAGTTTATCTTTACTTGTTAATAGTGGAATTTTGACTGCAAATGAAGCAAGAATGATATTAGGAAGCAAACCTATTGCTGGTGGAGATATTAGAATTGGTAAGCTTGGTAATGAGTATATCTATTATGATGATACTGGAATGCCAAGAAGAATTCCTGACTTTCTTTCTTAAGATTTAAATAATAGTAGAAAAGATAAGAATTTCAAAAATAGAAAGGAGATAATTATGGAAAAGAATGAAAGTAAAATGCAAGATAAACTTTATTTTGAGCTTGCTACCAAATCCTTTTATGAAAGTAAAGAAGCTAAAGGAGATACTGAAGAAAAGAATTGGTATGTTGAAGCTCTTGTTGCAACAACTGATAGAGATGTTGTTGATGATATAATTACTCCAGAAGCATTAAAGAATGCTGCTAAAGTCTTAAAAGAACAATATCGAACAGTTCTCTATAACCATCAAGCAAACAGACCAATTGGAAAAGTTATAGATGCAAAGGTAAAAGATTTAGGAAATGGAAGAAAAGGTTTATGGGTAAAGATAATGATTTCTAAGACTGAAGAAGAAATCTGGCAAAAGATAAAAGAAGGAGTTCTTTCAAAATTCTCTTTCTGGGCAAAGGTAGAAAGAAAACCAGTTTATAGAGAAACTGAAGATGGCAAAGAAGTTATAGATCATTACTTGATAACTGATATGTATCCATTTGAGTGTTCTCTTGTTTCAGTTCCAGCAAATCCAAATGCAGTAGCATTAGATTATTACATTGCTAAACATTTAAAGGAAGGAGGTATAGATATGCGAGAACAAAAAGAAATTCAAGTAACTCCAGAAAAAATAGAAGAAAAAGTAGAGCAAAATACAGAGAAAGTAGAAGAAACAAAGGATGAAGTTAAGAAAGAAGAAACTTTAGAAACTGGGCAATTTACAGATGAAGATTTAACCGAAGAAGAGCAAGTAGATGAAACAGTAGAGAAACAAGATAAGAAACCTAAAATCAGAATTAATAAAACAGATGTTGATTATACACCTTGGTCAAAGGTAAACAAAATTAGAATTAGAAATATTCTTTATCAATCTGGAAATAAGACTGCTATTAATGAAATGTATGGAGTTGTTAGAAGTTATGAAAGAATGACTGATTGGGGCTATCCTCATCATATTTTGAAACAAGTTGCTGAAAACACTTATGAAATGATTTTATCATATACAGGACTTATGGCAGCCTATAAAGCAATGAGAGGAGCAAGAGGTGGTGGAAGAAATCTTACAGATGAAGAAAGAAGAAAATTAAAATCTCATTTAAGAAAACATTTTAGGTATCTCATTCAAATTGGAGAATATGAAGAAATGCCAGAAGGCTTGAAAGCTTTGGCTTACTTAGTCAATTTAAGCTTTGCTTTAGAAGATGGAGAAATAGAAATTGTAAATAAAGAAGTTGATAAGAATTTCAAAAATAGCATTGATTGTTTGATTGAGGAGCAAATGAAAGACCTTGAGAAAGAATTGGGATTAGAAGAAACTTTAGAGAAAGAGCCTGAAGCTATTGAAGTTGATGAGAATTCTTTCTTTGAGCAATTGAGAAAGGTTATTAGAGAAGAATTAGAAAACTTTATGAAAAAAGAATCTAAACTTGAAGAAAATAAAGAAGAAGAAACAACAGAAACTAAGGAATTAGAAAAGGAGAAAGAAGAAATGAAAGAAAATAAAGTTGAAGAAAAACTTCTGAAAATAATTGAAGATTTAAGTAAAGAAATAAATCTCTTGAAGAAAGAGATAGAGTTATTGAAATCTCAACCTGAAGTAAGAGGAATTGATTCTCAAAGAGAGCAAGAAGAAGATATTGATGTTTCTGAATTCATTAAATCCGAAGAGTTTGAGAAATTGCCTTTAGATAAACAATTAGAAATATTGAAGATTTTAATGAGCAATGCTCCTGTTGAAGTAAAAGAGAAAGAATTAAAGAAACTATTAAAAGAAATAAAGAAGAAAAATTAAAAATATTTTGTAAGGAGGTAGAAAGAAATGGATGCACAAACAAAAGAACTATTAGAAAAAGCTTTAAGTGGTTCTGATATTACAGGAAAATTAGTTCAAGAAGTTGTTGATAAAGTTATAGCTCATATTTTCTTTTCTGAAAATCCATTAAGACAAAACATTCCTGTAAAGAAAGGTTATGGTACTTCTTATGAGTTCAATAGGAGAACTTCTTCAAGCACTGCTGGAGAAGCTATTGCTGATACTGGCAGTTTTACTCCAGCAGAAGGAAGCTATACCAGAGTATCTTTACCTTATAAGATTTACGGAACATCTGTAGAAGTAACAAGATTTGCTCAAGTTGCTGGAAGAAATTATATTGATATTTTACAAACTGAATTAGAAGCCAAAATTAATGAGTTTAAAGAGTGGGAACAAAGAGCTATTATTTGGGGTAATTATACAGGTGGTGGAGCAGATGAATATTCAGGAAGTAATTTTGCTAATGGATTAATTAAGCAAATTGTTGATGGTGGCGGAAATGTAGTATTACTTGGCTCTGATGATACAGGTGGAGATTTAACTCTTGCAAAGCTTGATGAAGCTATTGATAAATGTTATGCAAATCCTAATATGATTATTTGTTCAAGAACTGGAAGAAGAATTATTCAAGGCTTATTACAAGCTCAACAAAGATTTGTAAATACTGTTGAGATTAGAGGTGGATTTAGAGTAATGGAATATGCTGGAATTCCTGTATTAACTTCTACAGCTATTTTTGACACTCTTGTTTATGATTATGATGGAGGTGGAGCAAGTAAATATGTAAGTGCTTTAACAGGCGGTTCTACTACTTGTATTTTAATCTTAAATCTTGGAGATGCTTTTATTGCTGAACTTGAAAGCTTGACTTCTAAAGAAGTGCCTGTTTCTTCTTCTCAATATACAAGATATGAAGTTTGGGAATATATTACTCCAGTAGTAAGAAATCCAAAGAACCATTGTGTAATATTTGGAATTAAAGTTTCTTCATAATAGATTAATTGAGTAAGGGAGCAGCTCATACCCTTTTGCCTGCTCCCTTTTTATTTTATTAGAATGAAATGAAGTAGGAGGAAATAAAGATGGCAAATAGACCAAATTATCCTGATTTAATTGCTTTGGAAAAAGTAACGGGTTCTTATACAGTTTCTAATGTTGGTGCTGGAAGCTCAGAAGATGCTACTATAACTTTAGATAGTAAATACTTTATTGTAGGAGTTCCAAAAGTTTCTACTTCTACTACTGATTGTAGTGTAATTCTCATTAATGGTGGAAAGAATAGTTTTACTGTAAGAGCTTCCAATAATGGGTCTTCTGCAACTGATATTGTAGTAGATTATGAAGTTTATGCAATAAAATAATATAAAAGTTAGAGAGGTATGAGATGCCCTACAAGCTCAGATATGTAGGAAGTGATAAATATCCTGACTATTTTGTCATTCCAACTTATTATGAAAATGTTAAAGTAATCAATGGAATTGCTGAAGTTGAAAGAGAAGTAACAAAAGATAGATTACTCAAAGAAGGTTTTGTTTTGATAGAAGAAAAGAAAGAGGTTATTAATTTAGAAGAAGATAATCCAGAAATTAAAAAGACAAGAAAAACAAGAAAAAAACAAACTTAATGATTGTGAATAGTGGCTATCAAATTAACAGCAGGCTATCCATCAAAGATAATTTTTAAATTTTATGATGAAAATGGTAATCTTTTAACTGATTTATCTAATACTTCTGCTACTCTTTACTCAAGTCTAACTGGAGAAGCTATAGAAGAAAATCTTTCATTAAATTATGATTCTGATAATCAATATTATTATCTAATTTATACTCCATCTTCAGATTTATCTGGAACTTATTACTTTATTGCAACTGGGGATGATAGTGAAGGAATAAGAAGAACTTCTACAGTATTTATTGATATTTTACCAGAAACTTCAAATCTCTTATTGGTTGATTTTGATAAAGTAACTAAATTTATTAATGATATAAATATAGATTATAGTGTATTACCTTCACTCATTTTAGTAGCAACTGAATGGGTTCAGGATAAAATAGGAAAAATAGTTCTTCCTAAAACTTTTGAAGAAGAAGTCAAAGTTTTTAACAAAAAAGTTTATTTAAGCAAGTTTCCAATTTTGCAAGTGAATTCTATAACTGATAAGAATGGAAATGAAATTACAAACTATTCTATTTACAATAGTGAATTAGGAATATTAAAAGTTGATATAAGAAGTGCAGCAGAAATCAGAGTTAAAACTGAAACTTTATTGATTGTCAACTATACTGCTGGATATAATCCTATTCCTGAAACCATTTATACTGCAATTGCTATGATTGTTGGTTATTTATATGATAGAGCCAAGTATATGAACTTTGATAGAATTAGAATGCTTGGAATTGATGGAATTCTGTCAAAAGATGTATTGGATAGGGTAAAAGAAATATTAATGCCTTACATTAAAGTTGTCTAAAAATGTTTCAAAAACTCTTAAAGCAAAACATTACCATAAAGAAGATTGAGCAATATACAAATGAATATGGAGAAGAAGAGAATATTGAAAGAGATATTGAAACAGTTGCTTTTATTAATGCGAGAAGGAGCAGAATTGTTTCAGAAAAATACGGAATAATTGAAACAATAGTTTATGAAGCAATGATTTTGCCAGATGTAGATATTTCTAAAGAAGATAAAGTTGTATGGAATAATGAGTATTATGAAATAAGAGAAATATTACCAGTTTATGATATTTATGGAAGAAAAATATTTACTCAACTTCGTCTTCTGAAAAAGGAATAGAAAAATGCAAATGAAAATTAAAACTACAATTACTTATAGTGATATAGAAAAAGCTCTATTAACTTCTTTCAGAGAAGCATTAGAAAAAACTGCTGAATTTTTAGAACAATGTTTCAGAGAAAGATTACAAGTGAGATATTATTCTTTGAAAGAATTGAAAAAAATGGGACATCCCTATGCAAGAAGACATTATAGCTTTGAAGGAATTGGTTCTGCTAATTTAGAAAGATATGCTCTTTCTTTAAAATTTAGGAAAGGATTTAGAAATGTTCGTTTGGATATTATCAATAGACAATCTGGAGAATTGGAAGATAGTTTAAAGAGTGAAGTTCATTTTTCTCCTACTGGAATGTCCAGAGCAAGAGTTTATATAGATACTACTAAAGTTCCTTATGCCCCTTTTGTATTTTGGGGAACTTCAAAGATGATCCCAAGACCAATTCATTTGCTTGTTAAAGCTGAAAGTGAAAAAGATGCTATTGCAACCTTCAGAAGAGTTTTTGCTTACAAATTTTACTTAAGAGCAAGAAGATTAAGAAGGAAAATAGTTCAACAATCAAGAAGATAAAAAATGCCAAATTTAGCAGATGTAACAGCAGCAATAATATCTGATCTGAATTCTATTCCTGATATTAGCTCTTCTTTTGTAGAGATTTTTAGTCCACCAAGAAGGGAATTTGAATATCCTTCTCTGATGATTGATTTAGTGAGAATGGAAGGAACTGAATATTATGGTTTTTATGATATGTCTTTTCTTTTTACTATCTTTGTGAGAAACAAGAGAAGTGATGGCTTAAGACTATTAGACATTTTGATAAAGAATTTCAATAGATATGGGAGTAAAAGCGAACTTTATAATCTTTCTTATGTAGCAGAATACAATGGTGGATATAATGATTTTTTTGATTTGGATAGTGGAATAATAGGAATAACTACTTTGTGGAGAGTGAGAGTAATCTTTCTGTAATGTTTGAGAATTAAGAATAAGAAATAAAGATAAGAATTTCTAAAATGCAAAATAGACCAATTTCTTTGAAAGAAGTTAGATGTATGGATTGCAATAACTTATTAGCTTACATTTCTGAAGAAGAAAGTTGCATAAGAATAAAGTATAAAGATTTATTTGTTAAGTGCTTTGGTAAAGTTGAAATAATTTGCAGAAGATGTGGAAAACTAAATACTATAAGTTTGAATAAAATTAGATTTTAAAATATGAAGTAAGGAGGTAGAAGAAAATGGCTAATGTTCCACAATATGATACCAAAAACTTTAGCTTTGGACCTGGAATTCTTTATATGTCTGCTTATGATACTACAAACGATAAACCTACTTATCCTGATACTGACATAGGAGCAGTAAGAGCAGGAGCAACTTTAAGAATTGCAAGAGAAATTCTGGATGTTGTTCAAGGTTCTCCAGATTTGATTGTTAAATCATTTGTAAGAAGTGAAACAGTAGAATTTACTGTTACTTCTATTGAATGGAAGTTAGATAATCTTTATAAAGCATTAGGTGGTGGAGAGTTATTAACTTCAGAGAATAAGTTAAGATTTGGTGGAGATATGGATTTGGATTTATATACTTTGAGATTTGTTCATACTACTCCAACTGGAGACACTTGGGTAATTAAAATTTGGAAAGCTAATCCAACTGGAGAATTAGAGATCAATTTTGCAAATGATGATGTCCATCAATTTGCATTGAACTTTAGAGGATTGAAATCTTTCTATGGATTTACTGATGTAGATGCTCCTGAAAGTATTGGAACTGGAGATGGAACTCAAACAACTTTTAGTGGAACATTGAGCAATGGTCCTATTGTCCCTAAAACAGTGGTTATTACTGCTGGAGATGTAACAGGAACAGATGATGGTGAAGGAAATATAACAGGAGATGGAATTACTTCTGGAACAATTGATTATAGCACAAGAGAAGTTTCAGTGACTTTTGAAACAGCTCCTGCAAGTGGAGTTTCTATTGATGTAGATTATGATTACTATGTGCAATTATCTCAAACTGCTTCTATAGTTGAAATTGAAAAGATACCTGCTTCTTAATAATAAATAGTTAAATATATAAATAGATAAGAAGTAAACTCCTATAGAGGAGGTAAACTTCAATGCAAGAACAGGATAAAACTAAAGAAATTCAAAAAGAAATTTCTGCTTTTATTAAAGAACCAATCAAGATTAATCTTTCTAATGGTAAAACTTTAGAAATCAAACCTTCATCTTGGAAGAAAGAATTACAGCTTATCAAGCTTCTTGGTAAATTTGTTGAAGAAGGAATTGGAACTGGATTAATTCCTACTGAAAGTATGTCTTTTCTTGATACAGGAAAGTTAATTGGAAATATTTTGCAGAAAAGCCCAGATGTTATTACTGAAATGGTAATGATAATTACCGATAAAGATAGAAACTTTGTGGAAAATGAATTAGTTCTTGAAGATATAGTGGAGATAGTTAGCCCTTTTTTAGAAAGTATGTTGATAAGATTAAAGAAAGTAGTTTCAGAGAAGATAATGCCAGTCATTCAACAAGTAAAGAAAGAAATGAAATAGAAGTAAAAAGACCTATTGCAGAAGTAATTGATATTTTGGCAATGGAGTATGGTTGGACAGTAGATTATATTTTAGAACTTCCTTCAGAGGTAATAAATTATTTGTTAGAAGCAATACTTATAAGAAGGAAAAGAGAAGCAGAAGCAATAAGCGGAAAAGAATTTAAGAAAAAAGAAAAAGTTTATGAAGTTGGAAAAGATCCAACTGCTGAATTTATGTTATTAGGAATGAAAATTCTAAAACCTAAAAAGAAAGTAAAGAAAGGAAAGTAAAAAATGCCTAATGGAGCTTTTGGATTAGGTAGTGGTGCTGGACAAATAGATATTCAATTTGTTGTAAGAAATGTTCAAGAAGCAGTCCGTTCACTTCAATCAGTAGAAAGAGAATTAAGAGAATTAGGTAGAGTTACTGGGCTTACTGGAGAAAGCTTTCTTGGATTAGAAAAAGGGTTTAAAAGATTTAGGGTTGAAGCTGAAAACTTTGCAAAACTATTAAGAGCAGAATTTAGATGGATTTTAGGATTTGAAATCATTAGAGGTCTTGAAAATATAGTTAGAACAAGCATAGGAGCATTACTTGATTATGACCAAGCATTAGCTAAAGTAAGAGCTGCAACTTTAGCTTCAGAAGAAGAAATGAAAGTTCTTGGTGAAGCAATATTGGATGTTGCCAAATCAAGTGTTTTTTCTTTCTATAGTATAGGAGAAGCAGCAGCAGTTATTGCAAGAGCAGGATTGACTGCGAGAGAAACTGCTTATCTATTGAAGGCTGCAAGTGATTTAGCAATGGCAAGTGGAGAAGATTTAGCTAAAACTGCTTCTTTCTTAGTTTCTGTAATGAAAGGATATGGAATAGAAGCAAAGAAAATGTATGAAGTTGCTGACTTAATGGCAGTAGGGTTAAATAAGTCTAAATTAGCTTTGAAAGATATGATTATTGCTTGGCAATATGTAGCTCCAGTTGCAAGACAAACTGGAGAGAGAATAAGAGATTTAATTGCTTATATGATGGTTTTATCAGATAAAGGGTTAGAAGCAAGCAAAATTGGAACTTCTTTAAGACAAGTTTACACTTACTTACTTGCTCCAACTGGTAAAATGAGAAGAATGTTTGAAGCATTAGGTATTACTTTTGATGATTTGAATTTAAAACAGAAAGCTTTAGTGGATGTTTTAGAAGATTTAAGAAAGAAAGGATTTGGAGCAATTGAAGCCTATCAGGCATTAGGGATTCGTGGAGCAACTGCATTTGCTTATCTATTACAAAGTATAGAAGATGTAAGGAGAGCTCAAAAAGAATTAACAGATGTTGGTGCATTACAAAAGATGTCAAGAGCAATTAAAGAATCTGTAATTAATCAATTTGCAATATTGAGAAATGAAATTAAAGCAACTGTAGCTGAAGCAAGAGATGTATTAGCCCCTACTTTAATTGCTGTTGCAAGAAGTTTGACCTATTCTTTTAGAGGATTAGTAGAAGTAATGCAAAGTTCTTTTGGAGCTCCAGCTTTAACTACAGCAGGAATAATGTCTGCTGCTATTGCTTTAAAAGGTTTCAATAGGGATATACTGATAATAATTGGAACGATAGGAACAGCCGCAAGTGCTCTACAGTGGCTTGCAGATCGTTTTGGATTCTTAAAAATAAATATTATATCATCTACAGATGCTGTCTATGCTTTTATGGCAGCTTTAAGTCTTCTTGCTAAACATCCTTTACTTAGATGGATAGGGGTTGCTTTAACTGTTTTTGGCTGGGCAACAAATAAAGTAATGGAATATAAAAGAAGTATGGAAGAACTTTTTTCCAAAGAAGAAGAAAGGAGAATTATAAGATTTGGAGAAACTCTTTCAAGGATATTGGCAATTAAAACTACAAAAGATGTCAAATTTGCTGAAGATGCTTTAATAGATTTTAAGAATAATGTAGGAAAAGTTTTTGATTTAACTCTTTATCCTCATTTAAAAGAATTTAAGAGATTAATTAACATATACTTAACAGCTCCTACTGAAAAATCTGCTGAAGATTTATTGAAATTTATACAAGAAAATGGAAAAGGGATGCTTGAATCTTATAGGAGAATTCTGTTACAAATGAAGAAAGAAAGAGAAAAATATTTAGAGGAATGGTGGAGAGAGTATGAAACTATGCCTATTAAACCTTCAGAAAAACTTAGAAGAAAAGCTGAAGCAGAATTACAAGCAATCAATAATATTTTAGATGCTTTAGACAAATACTTGCAATTGAGAAAAGAAGCTATGGAAGTTCCTGAAGAAGTAATTGGATATGAAACACAAAGAATTAAGACTGTAGGAGAATTATTAAAAGCATTAAGAGAAAGTGCTGCTGAAACTTTAGCTTTAAGCGAAAGAACTTTACCTGCTATTTCTCAAAATATCAGAAGAACAGAAGAAGATATATTTACTACTATAGTTTCTTTCTTAGAAGCTCATTCTTCAGCTTATGAAAAAGTTGGTAAGGATATTGATGAAATCTTAAAGAGAATTAAAACTTTGAAAGATTTATCAAAGATTTCTATTTTACCTCTTGAAGAGACTGAAAAATTAAGGTTAATAGAACAGTTAGAACCATTAATTGAACAGAGACAAAGATTATTAAGATTATATGAAGAAACTAAAAAAAGATTAGATGAATTGAAACTGAGTTATCAGGAGATGATAAGAGTTCCTATTACTAATGTTGAACAGTTAAGAAGAATTTGGCAAACAATTACTCAAATGGAAGAAATTTCTGGAGAAATTTTGATAGAAAATAGAACAAAATTTCAACAATTAGTAAGAGAATTTATTCAAGATAATAATCTTACTTTAAGCCAAATTCAGAGATTAATTACATTTTTAGCAAGAATTGGGATGGATACTTCCAGATATTATGATGCAATAAGAGAAAGTTTTGTTAGATATATAAGAGAAGGAATTACAACTATTGGAGATATTTTACTTTTGTTAGAAGATATGCAAAGAAGTAAACCATTAATAGACATTCTATTTCCAGATAAAGGAAGATTATTTGATTTTATTATAACAAGGTTTAGAGAATTTTGGGCTGAAGGTAGAGTTGGAACAAGACAATTGCAAGATTTAATGGAAAGATTGAAAAGAGCTTTCCCAACTGAAGAAAGCGAAAAGTTCATAAATATATTGAAAGAAACTCCTGCAATTAATTTTGATGTCGCTATAAGAAACACTCAAATATTAGAAAGAGCATTGAAAGATACTTCTATTTCTGGAGAGTATCTTGCTAATAGTTTTGAAAAAGCAGTAGAAACTTCTAAAGGTTTCAGAGATATGAGTAATTTAATAAGACTTGTTAACGAAAATCTTACAGAATTGAATGAAAGAGGTCTTTCCACTATTGATATATTCACAAAATTACTTGAGAGAATAAGAGAATTAAGAGAAGAAGGTAGAATTACTGCAAGAGAACATGTAAGATTGTTAGAACAAGCTTTACTAATGTTGCCAACTGAAGAAAGTTATGAATATTACTTAAGATTCTTGCAAGAAAGAGGAAGAGCATTAATCCAAGCAAGACAATATCTTCTGAGACAAGCCGTTTTTGGAATAAAAAAAGAAGAAAGAGAACAAGCTGCAAGAGATTTTGAAGAAATAAAAAGAACTTCAGATGAAATGATACAATCTCTTGTAAGAGCAGCAGAAGAAGGAAAGATTTATTGGAAAGATTTATTTGAAGTATTAAGAAGATTAGGTCCTGAAGGAAATAGAATAATTGAGCAAATTACTCAACAAACTCCTAAAATTCAAATGTTGGCAATGGTATTAAGAGATGCTTTTGATGAAGCAATAGAAGATACTATTTCTCATCTTGAATTAATGCATAATGCATTTGTCAATATGATAGACAGAATGAAGAATTATTTTGCTGATACATTTGTAGCAATAATGAAAGGAGAAATTGAAGATTTGGATGATTTATGGAGAAGTTTTATAACTGATGTTGTTACTATGTGGCAAGAAGCTTTAGCTAAAATGTTAGTATATAAAATAGCAACTTGGTTAGCTCCACAAGGATTTGGGGCTTTTGTTGGACAACTATTTGGAATTGCGGCAGCTAAAGGTGGAATATTACCAGGAAACTTTATTCCTTTAAAACAATTTGCTTATGGTGGAATTGTAGAAAAACCAACATTAGGATTAATAGGAGAAGGAAAACCAGAAGCAGTAGTTCCACTACCAAATGGAAAAGCAATTCCAGTTGAAATAATAGGACAAGAAAAGATGACTTCTCAACCAATACAAATAGTAAATGTTCTTGATCCAAAATTAGTAGGAGAATATTTAGCAACTCCAGTGGGACAAAAAATGGTATTGAATGTAATATCAAATCAAGCAAGTAAAGTTAGAAAGATTTTGTTAAGTAGATAAAGGAGTAAGAGATGGCTTACCTATCAAAAACAGCTTGCAATGATATTTATGAAACTTGGACAAAAATAATTAGGTATATTTGTGGAGATAGTGCTACTGCAGGAAAAGACTGGCAAATAAAAAGATATACTATTAATGAAGATGATCCACATAATGTTCAATATAAAAACTATAGTGGAACTTTAACAAATGTTACTTTGGATACTCCAATTGAACTACCAACTATTAGTGTAGAAGAAGAAACTTTCACTTATGCTGGAAGTGATTTGGCAGAAGGAACAGATTATACGATAGATAGACCTTTAGGTAAAGTAACATTTTTATCAGGTGGGAGTGTTCCAGATGGAGCAGATGTAGATTATTCTTATAAGTTTAAGAGAGCTGAATATGTCTTGTATAATACTGACGGTTCGGAAGAAGTAGTAATAAAAATGAAATTTCAAATTTGGGAACAAGAAACAGAAGCTCATATAAGGTTAGGAGCTGCTTATTCTATTGATGATAGTGGAAATTTAACCTTAGAAAATGATACTAACTTTGCTATTTCATTCTGGAATAATCCTAATAATTTATGGATATTTTCTAACCAAAGAAGAGTTATTATTGTAGTTGAAAGTGAAGGATTTTATAGTATTGGATATGCAGGATTGACTTTAAGATTATGCTTGCCAGATGAATATAAGTATCCTTTAGTTTTGACAGGTTCTCATAGATGTAAATATGATTATAGTGAAGCTTGGTGGCATGATGAACAAGATAAAGCATATTTTCCATTGCATAGAGGTTATGCTTATTTTGATGATACTGCTACTTGGCATGTAATAGATGAATATGCTTGTTATTATGTTCAACCTTATGTTCAATTGAAAATAGATAATTCAATTCAGATTAATTATCCTTCTGGATTTCCTAAATTTTTCTATCCAATTATTATTGCTCCATCTTGGGATTATTTGGTAGGAGCTTATCAGGGAATTTATTATGTTCCTGCAAGTGATTTTACAAGTGAAACAACTATTACTGATACTGAAGGACATAGTTATATAGTATTTCCAAGTGTTTATAGAAATGACCACAGATTTTGGCATGCAATTTTGGAAGAATAAAGAGAAGGAGTTGAGTTATGAGTATGGTTTTTAATTATTACGCTTTTGGAACAAGTGATATGGATGATATTTTATATAATTTAAAAGATAAGTTATCTGAAAATGGATGGACAATAGATTATGATAAAATCTCTACTGAAGGAAAGTTAGCTTTTCATGTAACTGATACCCAATGCTATTATACAATAAGAAAGAATCCAAATTATCAAAATTTGGATAATTATGATAGTCATTATCACCCTTATGAAATAGATGGTAATACTGGAGTTGATACTGGAAATTGGTATTCTCCTACTTATTGCAAAGTATCAGGCAGTAGTGCTTCTTATTTTGTTATTACTAATAGTTATTGCTTGGTTAATAGTAAGTTTTGTATTTTGATTTTAGAAGGTTATACTTATACTCAATCAGATTATCCTTATCTTATGTATTATATGTTTGGACAATTGGAAATTCCGAATGAGAGTCAACAAGGAAACTTTCTGTGGATAACTCCAGCTTATGCTTATAAAGACTTTAGTGATTACTTTGGATGTAATCCAGCTAATCAAATAGGAGTATATTACAAAGATACTTTTTGTAAACCCCATACTATTGAAACTTATAGTAAAGGCTTTCTTTTCTATGGGTTATGTTATGATTGTGTAAGTCGTTATGAAAAAGATTTCCCTGCTTCAATTCAAAGGTCTTATTACGGCTACTTGTTTAACAATAGTAACAATTGGATAGACCCTCCTTCAGGTTGCAACTATCTACCTTTTTTAGGAATTCAACCTTATCAATTTGGTAGGTTATATTTAAGAACTTTAATTGTTTACCATAAATACGAACAAGATAGTGTTACTTATATTCATCCAATTGCAGAAACCCCTTTTTATCTTTGCAAGTATAAAGGAATTGAATGGTATAATAAAACTATAACTTATAATACAAGAAAGTTTAAAGTTTATCCTTTAGCTGGAAAAGGAATTAACTATGCAAGCGAATTTGGCATAGCATTTGAAGTAGGAAACTTGTAAAAATGTTAGCATATTCTTACTTATTTACAGATACAGTTTGGACTGGACAAACTGCTACTACTTATAGTGATTATAATGAGTTTAATGAATATACAACTGTTAATTATGATTTTGCTCCATTAACTAAAAGTTTGAGCGGAATTTACTATGCTTTTAATTCTTTAGATTTAAATCTTTTCTATAATCAAATCTGGATTCATCCAAATTATATTGATTGTAAAATGATTACAAGAGACTTAACTTATAGTGTAATGTTCTGGAATACTTATTTCTTTAGAACTGTTACAGTTAAAGATATTACAAATGTTAGCTTGAATAATGTTAACATTGAAGATATAACCAATAAAAGTTATAAACCATTGCATTATGAAAACTTTCTTGTAGAAGTTAAAAGAGAAGGAAGTGCAACTGTTGATGGTTATTTTGATATTGAAACAGATGATACTGGAGATTATTCTCAACTAAAACTTGCAATAAGAGGTTTAAGAATAGTCTTATTACCTCTATACGAATACATTTCTGGGGAGTTATCAATAAGATATGAAATTCCAGTTATTATAGGCAGTAATATGTTTAATGAAGAACAGAGAAAAGTATTAGTAGATAAAGAAAAGAAAAGTTTTACTGGAAGATTTTTTGTTGATAATTTAGGTAAAACTTCATTAATGAATTTATTTGAATTAACTGGTGGAATGGTTGTAGGAATTCCTTACTACATAGAACCTTTAACTCCTGTTGAAGATGATTTGCAATATTTATCTGAATTTCATGTCAATGAAGATTTTACTAACTATAGAGAAATTTTCAAATGCAGATATTTATTCATTTATGATAAAGAACAGCAGAATATTACTGCTGAAGAAATTGTTTCTGTTAATGCTTCAGAAAAGAAAATAACCTTGAATGAACCTATTTCTTTTTCATTTAAGAAAAAATCTACTCTTGTATTTCCTTTAATTTTATGTAAAATAATTTCAATAAATCCAAAGTTTATAAAAGGAAAATATGGAGAAGTAAGTTTAGAACTACAAGAAATTTATGCTAAACTATGATTACTGATATTACAGGATTAGGAACTGAAAACACTATATTAACTCTTATTCCTAATTTTGATGATTATACTGTAGAAATATTGCCACAAGGATTAGTTCTTTCATTTGTAGGAACTCTTGATATTGGTTATCCATTTGAAGATAAAGGAAGAAGAAGAATTTCTTGTAGCTTTACTTTTACTAATAGAAAAGAGTTAAATGACTTTATAGATTTTTGGTATGATAGAAAAGGAGCATTAAAAAGATTTTGGATACCTTGCTGGTTTAATGAATTCAAATTAGTAGAACCAATAGAAAAAAGTTCATCTGAAGCTAAAGTGTATTTAACAAATTTAGCATTAAGAAATGATGAGCATTTAAGAGTATTCTTATTCATTTATAAAGGAGATTTATCTGAAAGTGAATTAATTGTCAGAAAAATAACAGGTATTGTAGTTGATACAGAAAACAAGATTGAAACTTTATATTTTGATAATGTTGTTAATAGAAAGATATATCCACAAGAAGTTACTATATTTGGAAGAGTTTTGCTTGTAAGATTTGGTAAAACTGGAATAGAATTGCAATGTTTCTTTGCAAGAACTAACGAATTACATATAAAAGTTTCCTGTAACTTTTTAGAATTACCTTCAGAATATGAAGAAATAGAAGGAACTTAATTATGGCTTATCAAGATGAAGTAAAACAAACACAACTTTCAGTTTTTGCAGAACTATATGATATTATATTTCCTGATTTTACTCTGTATTTAACCCCATATCCGCAAGAAATTACTTATGCTACAAATACTTATACTCCTTGTGTAATGGAAAGAACTGAAATAACAAAAGAGAAAGGAGAGGAAAAAGTTGTTACTATTTCATTTGCAACAAAGGAAAATGTTACATTTCAATTTCTGAACTATAACATTCCAAGAATAAAAGTTAAGATTACAAGATATTTTATAGAAAAAGATGTTGGAAAGGTAATATTTGTTGGGGAAGGAGAAATTGTTGGAATTAGCAACAGAACTCTAACCTTCAGAGCAGTTGACATATTAAGCTTAAATAAAGCAATAGTTCCACCTTTAGTTTATTCTTCTTATTGCAATAACACTTTATTTGATAGCAGATGTGGATTGAATAGAGGAGAATATAAAGTAGAAACTACTGTAGCTGTTGTAAATAATGGTTCTGCATTACAATCTTCTACTTTTGGAGATTATGAAGAAGATTACTTTACTTATGGTTATGTTGAATATAATAAAGAATATAGAATGATAACAAAACATGATAAAACTAATAATCTGGTATATTTACATGCTCCATTTGACCAAGATGTTGATGGAAAAGTTGTAACAGTTTATCCTGGCTGCGATAAAACTCCTCAAACTTGCAAAAATAGATTTAACAATTTGAAAAACTTTTTAGGTTTTCCATATATACCAAGTAAGAATCCAACCATTTGGGGCATTTAAAGAATGGTTTATTATTTTGAGAGTAAAGAAAATTGGAAAAAGGCGAAAGAAGAACTTCTATCATGGATACGAACTCCTTACAAACATATGGGAACTGTCAAAGGGAGAGGAGTTGATTGTAATATGCTTATAGGCAAAACTTTAGTGAATTTAGGAATATTGAAAGATTTGAATTATGATTATTATCCTAAAGACTGGTGGCTTCATACAGATAAACAGATTATTTTGGATTATGTAGAGAAACATAGAAAGTTATTAAAGAATGGATTTGATTTTCAAGAAATAGATTTCAATAAAGAAAATTTGTTAGAGGGAGACTATTTAGGATTTTCTCTACTAAACAAAAAAGGAATCATAAATCACTCTGGAATTTATTTAGGAAATGATGAATTTATACATTCTACTCCTAAAAGAGGAGTTTGCATAGAAAAGCTAACTAATTATTGGAAAAGGCATTTAAGGTTGGTTATTAGATTGATCAAGAAAGGAAAGTAAAAATGGCTGGCTGGCTTTTAGGAGTATTAATGACTGGAGCTTTAACTTGGTATTTTACTGGTTCTATTCTTGCTGCTATTGTAATGGCAGGATTATCTTATTTAGCTTACCTATACAGACCTAAACCTAAAGGAATGGAGATGAAACCTGCTTCTTTATCTGATTTTTCTATTTCTCAAGCGAATGAAGGACAGCCTATTCCAATTGTTTATGGTAGAGTAAAAATTCCAGGAAATATTATCTATTATGGCGGTTTAGTAACTGAAGAAGAAACAGAAAAAGTAGAAGGTGGAAAGGGTGGGAGCAGTGAAGAAGTTACTGTTGGTTATCACTACTATTTAGATATTTGGCAAGCAATCTGTATGGGAAAGATTGCTTTAGAAAAGATTTTTATTGATAATGATGAAAGCAAAACTATTGGTGAAGAAGAATATCCTTTTACTATTGCAGCAGGAGTTGTTACTGATATTCCAAACAATAAAGTATATGTCTCTTATTTAATATTTAATGATGGAACAACTGAAGACTATCCAACTACTTCAGATAATTCTGATTTACAATATGCAAGCAGACTTCCTGGAGTTGCTCATATCTTTTTCAAGAAAATGCATATAGGATTAAATAGAACTTATGTTCCTACTATATATTTCTGGGTTAGAAGGATATTAGAAACAGGATTACCTTATGAAGATATAGAAGTTGATGGAGTTTATTATGGAAACAATCCAGCAGCAGTAATATATGATTTATTAGTTAATTGGGGAAAATTAGATGTAACCTATATTAATTCTACTTCATTTTCAGAAGCAGCAGAATATTTCTACAATCAAAAAATAGGAATTAATTATGTTATTTCTTCTACAAGAGAGTTAAGAGAAGTTGTTCAGGAAATTTGTGATATGGTAGATGCTCAACTGGAATATGATAATAATGGAAAAATTACAATAAGAGTCTTAAAGAAAGAGGATACTTCAGTTGGAACAATAAAAGATGATTTTATTTCTTTTCAATTTAGTAAACCAAGCTGGAATACTGTTCCTAATGAATTTCAAGCAAACTTTGTTGAAAATGGAGTAATAAGAACTTTAGTAGTAGAAAATCCTGCTGCAAAACTTCTTGCTGGTAAAGATATTCAAAAAACTTATGATTTAACAGCATTTTCTCAAAGAAGTGTTGCTTTGAAGAGACTTTTTGATGTAATGAAAAGAGAAAGTTATCCAAGAATTGCATTAAACATAACTGTTCCATTGAAATATTCCTTTTACAATATTGGGGATGTTATAACAATAGAAAATACTGAAATTGGAATAAAAGGAGATTTTAGAATTGTCAGTATTAGCGAACCAAAGATTGATAGCAATGAAGTTGAAATGACATTATTGCAGCATACAGATGTAATATTTGATGAACATTATCTTGATACTGGCGGAACTCATTGGATTACTCCAACTTATGATTTAACTCCTTTTACAAAAATAAAAATAGTAGAGTTAGAATATACAGAAACTTATAAAACTAATCCAGCTTATTTGATTTGTGTTAGTAAAGAAAAAGGATATGAAACAGGATTTGCTGTTTATGTAAGCACTAATGGAACAGATTATAAATATCAAGGAACTTTTAAGACATTTGCAACAGCAGGAACTATTGTTAATGATTATCCAGATACAACTTATGATATAGACGATGAAGTAGGAGTAATATTTAGACCATATAAAGAATTTAAGACTTACGATAACATTTCAAGAGATAGATTGTTTGTTGAACCAAGAGTTTTGATAATAGATGATGAAATAATGGCATTTCAAAATTATGATCCTTATGGTGATACTGATTACCATATAACTGGAATTGTAAGAGGAATACATTGGTCTGAAAAAGCATATCATAATACTGGAGCTGAAGCTTTCATTGTAGAAATTGCAAATAATGTAATACAATTGGGATATACTTCTACTTTTTATATGAAAATAGTTCCAGTTTTTGCCGATAGGATTGGAAGTTTAGAAGATGCTACTGCAATTGAAATTAATCCTACATTAAAAGCAAGGAAACCTTTAAAACCAGAAAGAATTAAAGCAGTAAGAAATGGAAACACAGTAAAAATAGATGTATTTCCAATAACAAAAGTTTACTTAACTGGAGCAGGAAAAATGAGTGCTGATAGTTATACTGATACATATCCTTTTGAATATGAAGGACAAATTGCAGTAAGTATCGATAGTGGAGATGAAACTTTATATGATACTTGCCATTTTACTATTGATAATCCAAATAGCTTTACTTTATCTGTAAGAACTAAATGGAATGGATATTATTCTGATAGTTTGAGTTTAACTATAGGAACTGCTGATGGAGAATATATTGCAAATTAGAAATAAGAAATTAAAATAAGAATTTAGAAAGGAGGTAATAACAAATGGGCGAAATACTTAGCCCCAGTGGGCTTGAGACCTACGATTATGGAACACCAGGTTGGTCAGATATAGAAAGTTCTAACTTTCAAAAATTAAATAATTATTTAGCAAAATTTGAAGATTTATGGAATTCAACTCCAGATAATTGGAACATTTTAAGATATGATAGTTCTACTTCTAAATGGATAAAAGATACAATAGCAAATTTATCTTCTCAACTTGAAGATTATCTTGCTAAAAAAGACTTAAGTAATGCAAGAATAGCTAAAAAAACAATTACTTCCGATTATACTACTACAGAAAGCGATTGCTATATATTTGCTGATGCTTCTTCTGGAAATATTAGTATAACACTGACTACAATTGAAGGGCAGGAATTAATGATTAAGAAAACTGATAGTTCTTCAAATACTGTTACCATAATTCCTTCTTCTGGAAATATTGAAGGAAATTCTTCTTTAACTTTAAGTTCTCAATATGAATACTATAGGCTTTATTGTGATGGAACTAATTGGTGGAAAGTTTAGAGTATAATAGAAAGATTTTGAAACTTTAAAGAGAGCTTCAGTTATATTTGATAAGAATTTAATAAAGAATGAAAAGGAAAAATAGAAATGCCTTTAACTTTTTATGTAAATCCAAATAAGACTGTAGATATTCTGGCAAAACAAGGAGAAAGTTGGGAATTTGTAATTACTATAACTGATAGTAATGGAAATCCTTTTGACTTAACAGGATATTCTGTGAAAGCATACATAAAATCTACTTATCAAGATGAAAGTCCAGTTGCCACTTTTAACTATCAAATAGAAGATGCTCTAAATGGAAAGATAAAGTTAACATTATCTCCAACTGTAACTTCTCAAATAGAAGCTTATCCTACTTCTGCTGATGGAGTAAGAATATCAAATCTTAAAGCAGGAACTCAAGGAGTTTATGTTTATGATGTAAAAATTTATAATGATACAAAAGCAATTAGAGTATTAGAAGGAAAATTAGTAGTTGATCCACAAGTAAGTGATTAAGATATGAATGTAACAGTAGTTAGTGAAAATGAATTGAATATTGCTTTGTCTGATGAACAACAATTAGATGTTTCTTTAAGTCAAATTGAACCATCTTTATCTGTAGAAGTATGTGGATTAATAACTTCTCTATTTATAGATGGAAGAGTAATTATTCAAAAAGTAGCAGGAGAAACTATAGGTTCACATAAAATAGTAAAATTAGAAGATGATGGTAAAGTTTATTATGCAGACTGTAGAAATTTATCTGATGTTGAAAGAATATTAGGAATGACTTTAAATTCAGCCAATACAAATGGAAGCGTTAATATACTACTTTTTGGGAAATTACAAGATAGTTCTTTCAATTTTGATACTTCTAAGCCTATTTATTTAGGTAAAAATGGAACTATAGTTCAAGATATTGATAGTGAAAGTGTCTTCATTCAAAGATTAGGAAGAGTTCTGAAAAATAATGAAATTTTAATAGATTTGGATGAACCAATAATTTTGTAGGAGGTGAAAAGAAATGGCAGATAAGTATTTACATTTTGATAGAACTACTGGAAGAATTAAAGAAAAAGAAGCAACTGTAACAAGTAGTGGAGCTTCAGATGCAGGTAAAATTGTTGCATTAGGTTCTGATGGAAAACTTGATAGTTCTGTTATGCCAGCTGGATATGGAGAAGCTACAATTAGTTTACCTGCTTATGAAGATTTATCTGCTGGAGATTTTGTGAATATTTTTGATGATGGTGGGACTACAAAGGTTAGAAAAGCGGATGCTTCAGGTAACAAACCTGCTCATGGTTATGTCTTAGATAGTGTAACATCAGGAAATAATGTTACTGTTCATTTTGATGGACATAATACACAGTTGACTGGACTAACTCCAGGGAAATATTATTTCTTGTCTGCAACTACTCCTGGAGGAGTTTCTGATACTCCTCCGAATACTGCTGGGTATATAGCTCAAAGATTAGGAGTTGCTATTTCTGATACTACAATTGATGTGGAAATTGATGACCCAATTGAGTTAGCTTAATAGGGGATTTTGATGGGAAAAAAGAAGTTTAAATTATATGATATAGAGACAGGAAATACACAAGTTGTAGACCCTTTAGTTTCAAGTATTCCTGCTGATATAGCAGGTTATTATTTTGCTATTGCAACTGATGAACCTACAAAAAAGTATGGATTAGTTCCTGATATTGGTATTTTAAAGAGAAGTTCGGAGACAGTTCTTGATACTGGAAATCAAACTACTACTGGGATAAAGGTTACAAGAACTTACAAGATGCCAATTCCTGCTAATATGATGCTTGCTGGAAGAGTATGGTTATTTGGAAGGTCTGTTGCTTATAATCAGACTGCCAATACAGGAGATAAAGCAAGAGTAAATTTAGATTTAAAGAAAAATGGGAATATAATAGATGGAGTTACAAAAGCTACTGGAACTGAAAGAGTTCCCAATGATACGGGCGGAGTAACTTATCCTGAAATTTTAGCTATTGATTTACCTGCAACTGAGTTTGATGCTGGAGATACTTTGGATATTGTTGTGGAATTAGAAATAACTGCTGTTGATGCTACTAATCCTGGAATAACTTTTAAGCTATATTGCGACCCATCAACTCAAGATAATGAATTAGTATTCTATTTGCAGTTGACTTAAGATGAAAGGGTTTGCAGGAAGATTAATAGATTGTAAGGATTACTATTGCAGCATAAGCTCAGAGGCGAAGTGGTTAAATTCTAAAAAGTGGGCTGCTGGGGATTTACTTTTTGACTACAGAAGACAAATTACGGTTACAGAGCAGTCTGGAAGCGGTTTAACTGATTACCAGATTTTGATTGAGCTTGACTCAACTAATTTTGACTTTAGTCATGCAAATGAAGATGGTTCAGATATTAGGTTTCATGATGGAAACAATCTTTTGAATTATTGGATTGAAAAGTGGGATAGTGCAAATCAAGAAGCAAAAATCTGGGTTAAAGTTCCTTCTATTCCTGCCAATTCTTCTACAAGTTTTTATATGTGTTATGGAAATCCTAATGTTGCAAGTGCAAGCAATGGCGAAGATACTTTTGAATTTTTTGATGATTTTGAAGCAGGTATAATAAGAGATGAATGGACTGAACATATGGGGGATTGGGATATTACAACTGAACCAAATGGAAATCATCATCCTTATGTCGTAAATAATTCAAATACTGCTCCAGGTAATCAAATGTATATTAATACAATACAACATAATGGAGGCTATGCAATAGAAGGAATCGTTGAAGCAGTTTCAGTTAAAGATAGTAGGTTAATGTGTTTGTATGCACCAGACTCTAAAAAAATGATAATGGGAAGAATATCTCCAACTCTTGATGAGATTCAAATATATTATTACAGCGGTTCAGATTGGGAAAAATTAGCATCAACTCCTCATACTTATGAAGGAGGAGAAAGAATTAAATTATTTGTTGGTATCGATACTAATGGGAATATTAAAGTAAAAGACTTGATAAATAATATTGTTGCAACTGCTACACTTTCTCCCTTTTCAGGCTATCCTGGTTTAAGTTATCCAGGACTTTACACAGGAGGATTTTGGGATGATATTTTTATAAGAAAATATACCGATCCAGAACCAAGTGTAAGTATAGGAGAAGAAGAAACTCCATAAGGAGGGATAACAAATGACTTTGAAGGAGCTAATTAACAGTTTTAAAGAGAAGAATAAAGATGTTCTAATAGACATTCAAGAAATTCAAGGGATACCACAACCAAGAATTTCTGATTTTGTTAAGAAAGGATATGCAATAATCTATAAAACTCCGAGTGGAGGTATAAATGTAAGAAATGCTTTTGTGTTTGTTAAGAATTTGAATACTACTAATGAAGAAGCTTATTGGGAAAATAATGAACCTGTTATTTCTTACAAGTCTTCTGAATCCATAGAAACTTTTAGAAATAAAGTAGAAAAATTTATAAAAAGTACGATAGAAAAAGAAATAATCTATACTGCAATTATTGAAGATTTAGATGAAAATTTAAAATCTGCTATTATAAAGGCAATCAAAAAAGATAATACAGGAAATTATGTTGAAAAAAGATTGGCTATAAGGTATAATCCTAAAATAGAGAAGATAGAATATGTTGAAATTAGTTAATTTTAAGAAGGAGTAATGAAATGTTAATAACTATTAGAAGGAGTTATTTAGAAATTATTCTTGCAACTGTAGGTATTATAATAGGCTACATATTTGTTTTTGACCAGAAAGAGTTTATTGCAATGCTTGGAAGAAAAGTAGGTTTATGTGGTTTGCTTACTTTTGTCTGGTATGCAATAAGAAGAACAAGAATTGGAATGATTAATTGGAATGAAAAGGAAGAATGGAGAAAGATATATGCTCTTGTTTTGTTAATTGCTTATGCAATTGTGATAGCTTTAGGTTAAAAAATGAAAAATGAGTTATTTATCAAGACTCTTGTTGATATTATATTAATTTTAATTGGACTTGCATTAGCTATCTTTAGTATTCTCACCATAGCTTCAGCAAAAGCAAAAAAAGATAGATGCAGCTTTCTTGTTAAACCTGTAAGAGAGGCTTCAGAAAGATATATCAGTAAAAAGTTTCCTTTCTGGTATAACATAGCAGTAGCAAAGGTTGAAACAAATTGTAAATGGAGAATGTCTGTAGATGGACATGGATCTATAGGTTATTTTCAATTAACTCCTAAATTTTTAGACAAATATTTAAGACCTTTATTTCCTGATTATGATAAGCCTTATAGTAAGCAACATATTGAAGCAGCAGTTTATTACATTGGAATGTTATGGAGAAGTAATCCAGAATGGTTAAAAAAGCTTTGGATTACTTATCAAAGATATAATGGGGGAAATTGGGTAATTATAGAATGTAAAAGAGCAAAAAGTGATAAATGGGAAGATTGTTACAATTGTTGCAGAAGAAAGAAAGTTTGTGTTTGGAAAAAGCATGGGAAATGCATTCAATGGAAAAGTGCTTGCGAAATAAATTATACCTATAGCCAGAAAGTCTATAAATATGGGCAGAAATGGTCTAATCTTTTACGCTCTGAGCAAAGAGTTGAAAGAGAATTAGCCTTTCCTTTTTGGTAAATAAAAATGAATATGAAGATTAAGAATCTAACAGAGTATTCAAGTCTTTTTTGGTATTTTTTGTTTTTAGTTTTCTTTTTTATTTTAGTTGTTAGTTTAATTGATTCTGTTAAAATGAGACTAAAAATTAGGAACATAGAAAGAGAAGTTAATAAAAAAGTTGAAAAAGAGATCAGGTGGTATGAGGAAAATTTGGAAAACTATAAAAAAGAAATGGAAAGATATAAGAGACTTTATCAAAATGCTCAAGAGAAAGTTTTGTATTATGAAAGAGTTTACAAAAGATTACAATTAACCAAAGAAAAAATAGAATTACCTAAAACTTCTAAAGAATTGAGGGAAAGATTTGAAAAATTGGGTTATAAACCTATTAATTAGTATTTTTATTTTATTATTACCTTCTTTAGCTTTCTCTCAAAAACAGAATGAACCTATAATCTGTTTTTCTGAAGAAACTGCAAAAAAAATGGTAGTAGAAATAGAGCAATGCAGAATTACGAATAAACAAGTTGAAGTTCTTATAAAAGAAAACCAAGAATTAAAGAAACAAATTGAATATTTAAAAACTATTGTAGAACTTCAGAAAAAGCAATTACAAATTTCAAAAGAAACTATTGAAAATTTACAAGAAATTATTAACTATCAAAATGAAGCTTATAAGAGACTTTACAAAAAGAGTTTTTATGATAAAATAAAAGAAAATAACTTATTTTTAACTTTAGGAATTTTGATAGGAATAGCAATAACTTTATAACAACAAAAGAAGGAGGTGTTAACTATGACAAATTATGCAGCTCTCATCGTAATTGCTTTACTAATTGTAATAGGTTGTCTTATTTATTTTAAGAATAAAGAAATGAGAGAAAAGGTAGAAGAAACACATGAAAAAATGAAAGAAGAAGTTCAAAAAGTAAAAAAAGAATTAGAAACAAAAACAGAAGAAAAGTTAGAAGAAATAAAAGAAGATGTTAAAAAAGAAACAAAAGATTTAGTAGAAAAAGCTAAAAAAGAAATTAAAGAATTGAAAAAATAAGAATTCAATTACTTTGAAAAATACTTTAAGTTAAAATGTCTTACCTTATTGTAGGTTTAGTTTGTCTAATCATAGGTTACTATTTAGGTCAGTATAAAGCTGAAATTCTTAAAAGAGAAACTTATAAAGCTTGGCTAATTATCAACGACAAAATTGAAAAACTTCAACAAAAATTAGATTAAATAGTGTGGAAACATTTCAAGTATGAAGATTTTGCTTGTCCTTGCTGTGGAAGAAATAATACTCATCCTGAACTAATAAATAGGTTAGACAAAGCTCAAGAATTACTTAAGTTTCCACTTGTTATAAAATTAGGATACATTTGCAAAAGTTATGCTAAGAGATTAAATAGTTTTATTGATCTAAGATTAAAAGGACACTTAGAAGGAAGGGCTTGCAAAATTGTTTGTATTGATAACTTTTCAAGATTTTTAATAATTTCAGCTTTATTAGAAGTAGGATTTGAGCATATAGGAGTCTCAGAAAAATTTATCCATTGTGAAATTTCTAATGAAAGAATTCCTAAATCTTTTTGGATTTTAGATAGATTTTGAAAGTTTCCAAATCAATCTATAAAAATTAATCTTGCAAAATTTCTGAAGTTTTAGTATAGAGAGTAGATAAAAAGATCATCCAATTTGATACTTCTTAAACAAACAAGCTAAATAATAAACTAAAGTAAGAGCTGTTCCTCCCATCTTATCTACATGAAAGTAAGGATTAACTTCACAAACATCTGCTACAGTTACTTTTTTGCTTTGAAAGACATATTTTAAAGCTTGCTTTAACACTTTCATTGAAATTCCACCAGAAGGAATTTCATGCTCTCCTATATCTGTTAAACAATCAATATCAATAGTAACATAAACAGGTTCTTTAACAAATCTAACATAATCTTTGAATTCATCTAAATCAAATTCATCTGTAAAAATTTTGACTTTTAAATCCCTTGCTTCATAAAAAGGTTCTCTTTCAAAACTCCTAATTCCCACCATAACAATATCAATACCTAATTCAGTTCTGATATAATAATTTTGTGAAGTATGTGTATATTTGACCCCTTCCCAATTCTTATGAAAATCTAAATGAGCATCAAAAGAAATAACTGTTTTAGGTCTTAATGCTTTTGCTACTGGATAAGGTATAGAATGATCTCCTCCAATAATCAAAAATTTAGCTTTAGAATTCTTTTTCTTCAATCTAAGCAAAGCTTTTTCTATTAATTTCATATTTCTTTTACTGTCTCCATAACAAACTCTTAAATTTCCTACATCACATACTTTCAAATCACTCAAAGCACAACAATCTAAATCAGGAAAGTAAGGTTCAATATTATACCAAGCTAATCTTGTAATATCAGGACCATATTTTGCACCAGGTCTACAAGTTGGAGTATTTTCTAAAGGAATTCCTAAAAAGATAATTTCAGCTTCTTTTAATTTACAATTCCAATCTGGAATTGTGGTTAATTTAAAGAAAGACATATTTTTGCTTCCTTTTAATTTTTCTTATTATCATATCATAGAATTGAAACTTGTCAAGATTATTCTATTTCATTCAGTTCTTTTTTGATTTGTTCTTTTGCTAAAAATCTTTCTCTTTTACTTGTTTTTCTTTTTATTCTTTTTCTTACTGAGCTATACTTTGCATCATATTTCCAACTTTTCCATTTATTTCTTTTCATTCCTTTTTCTCCTTATCCTAAAAGAAATTCCAAATATTTGACTACCATCATCTTTTTAGCCTATTAGCAAACCAATTGGAATGCTCATAATAACAAATAGCTTTATCAAAAATTTGTTTTTTTCGTTCTAAAAAGATTGATGCTTTATTATATAATATTTTAGCAAGTAAAAAAGCTTTCTTATTAGATGTATGTGCTTCTTTAAAATTTGGGGGATAATTTCGATCATTTCGATAATAAATCTGAATTTTAATATCAGGAATATAACTCATTGCAAAAGTTTTAAACATTTGCAAAATCGGTTCGTATCCATATATTATTATTTGAAATATTCCTGCTTTATATATTTTACCATTTTTCTTTCTCTTATTTAAAGAAAAACAAAAAGTTCCATCACCATCTATAAATCCTCTCCAAAAATGAGGACTATACAATAGTATATCAGGCAAAGTAAAATTATATTTATCATATCCTTTAGCATAAAGAGAATTTATTAGCTGGACAGAATTAATTTTAACCCAACATGCTCTTTTTTGTGAAAATCTATTTTTAGGTTTTTCAAATCTTATCATATCATTTAATTCTGCAAAATTTATAAACTTTTTTAAATGTTCACTATCCTGTTCACTTAAATATAGACGAATAAAATACTTAGAAATATATCCATCAGCATAAATAAATCCTAACCAATATTGTGTCTCAGCATTTGTAAAATCTAAAAATTTTTCAATATTAAAATAATGTTTACGCACTTTTTTTACTCCTTCGAAAACAAAATCCCCAAATTTGGCTACCATCTCCTTTTGGTCTTGCCCCAATATAAAATTCGAACCACTTACATCTAAATGAAAAGAAAGGTAATATCAAGTTCCATTTTCTTTTACTATGCCAAACTTTCCATTCAGAAGGATAATTTCCAGTCCCTATCCAATAATAACAAAAGTTATGCAAAGGATTTCTTATAAAATAATGATAAGGATAAGCAAGCCAACCATATTTCTTAAGATACTTTTCTGAAGGAATTGGATCATCATAGTTACCGAAAGGGTTCTTTTTTGACTTAAAAATCTTATATAACCGTTCTTTCCAATTCATTTTTTATTCTCCTTTCAAAATTTTTAATTTTTCATTCTTTTCTTTCATAATAAGCTTTTGCCAAATTAAAAATTTCCTTTTTTCTTTCTAAATAAACTTTAGCATTTTGATAAATTTTCTTTCCTATTTCATAAGCTTTTTTACCAGAAATAATTCCTTCTAAATAAACACTTCCATTTTTACTTTGTTTTTTATTTCTTATTATCAATTCTTTACCTACCAAAGTTTTAACAAAATTATTAAATGCTAAAATTGTATAATCATCTCCACATAACCCTAAATCTAATCTATACATTTCATAAATTTTGTTCCATTTTGGTCTATAGCGTTTTTCTTTTATGAACATAAACCAACCATCTCCATCTATAACTCCTCTCCAAAAATGAGGACTAACTAATAATTCCTTTGGAATTGTTTTTTTAGAAAACCCTTTTAATTGTAATATTTCTACTAATTTTTTTGAATATAATGATAATCTACATAATTTCCATTCCTTACCAAATGAATACACTTTGTGAATTATTATTCTACCATCATATCCAATAAATTTTTTAAATTTTTCCAAATGTTTTTTATCTTTTATACTTAATGTCAAGCTAATACCATACCAATATCCACCACTTCCTTTATTTTCTAAATGACCATCTGCATAGATAAATCCCAACCAGTATTGAGTTTCTGGAATATTAAAATCCGTTAATTTTTGAATACTTAAATTATGCTGTCTATAACTCCCTTTATTTCTTCTTTCAATCCCATTCTTTTGTAAATAACGATAAACTGTTTGATCAGAAATATTTAATGTTTTACTTATACTGCAAGCACTTTCCCCTCTCATATACCTTTCCAAAATTTGTCTTTCTATATCAGTAGTTACTTTCATTTTATTTTTACCTTCTCTTTTTACTATTCCATATTTTAAGAAATTTATTCACTTCTCATACTCCCTTCCAAAGTATTCCAAACTCTTCTTGAAAATTCCCATTTTCGTCTCCGCTCACCCCAAGCACTAACTGGAGTAAAGAAACCTACTACTCTTGTCAAATGATCTTTTATTTTTGCTCCACAAATATAACATTCATCATATTTTCCTAATAAGTAATGTCCATTTTCACAAATTGAATAAACTGGATTCAATGCAAAATGCTCTATTCCTTTCTCTACACATAATTCAATCAAAAACTTAACTTCTTCTGGCTTCATTTCATGTAATATATTTATATGACTTATTCCGCCCCCAGATAGATACTTAAAATATTTTCCTTCTATTTCTATCTTATCAAGTATTGAGTGTCTTTCATATAAAGGAACAAATTGATTGGAATATAAAACATAAGGAACTTTTTCTTCCCCATAAAAATATTTATCAAGACTTGGAAGTAATCCTGCTGCACTTTCTCCAGGAACTTGCTCTAAATTATATTTTATTTTCCCATTTTTATTAAACTCTGTAATCATATCATCCATTGTTTCTAAAATATCTATTGCAAAGCTACTTCTTAAATCTTCATCTAAAGTTCTTAGTGCTTCATATAATCCAATGAAACCGATTGTAGAATAGAAATGTTTATCCAAATCAAACCAGCCAAGATTGAAAAATCTATAACAACCTTGTTTAATAAAATCTCTTATACACTCTCTAAAACTGTCTAAAATTTTCTTTGCAATATTCATTCTTTCTTTAAGCTTTTGCAAGTAGATGGTTTTATAGTCAATATCAAAATCATTTCCAATTTGCTCTAACACTTCTAAAGCTATTCTATTGAGATTTATAGTAAGAACTCTTGCTGAGCCAACATTAATTCCACCATTGCCGAAACTATCAAATTTTACTGAAGAATAGTCGCTGATTACTCTGCAACACATACTATATTTCCTCGCATCATCAGAAACATAAATGTTCATTTGTCCTTTTGTATTATTTTTAGCAACCAAATCTAAAAATTCTCTATCCAATATTTTTCCAGTCTTTTTATCTTTAATAAAACAACTTGTTAAAACAGGAAATCTATAAGGAGCTTTTGTAATAGGATCACCTTTACATAAAAATTCCATTACAATTTCTTGAATTTCTAAAATTCTCTTAAGAAATAATTCCTTATCTCCTATTTCATTTGTAAAATAGGAATAAACATAAGTCAACAATTCATCTAAGATGTATCTGTCAAAGAAAGATAGATTGGAAAAAGGGCTATTTCCTGAGATAAATATTTTACCCCCCTTTCTATACACTACAATACCTGCATTAGTAGTTGGACACCAAACTTTACCTTTGTAATGAATTTTATATTTTCGGGTAGCTGATTTATTTTTTTGATTATAAACAATTAAATATATAGTTTCTTTCTTATTGTTATTTATTCTCCTAATGGTAATTCTACTTGCCCATCCTGCTCTAACTGCTATATGTTGCAATTTATCTGCTATAATAAAATTATCACATTGTAATCTCATTCTAAAAGTTTTTTCTTTTTTATTTTCTTCTATAGTAGTATATCCATCTAATTTAGCCCAAGTTTTTAAAAATAATCTGCTTTGTTCCTTATTCATCTTTAAAAAAATATCAGGAATATCTCTTTTTGTATTATTTAAAATGGCTAAATATTTAGAAATTTGCCCTTTCGATATTTGATAAATAAAAACTTCATATTTGCCATAATGCTTTTGACAACCAAAAGATTCTTTTCTTTTGTAGATACGATATTTAATACCTAACTTTTCTAATATCTCTTTTAATCTGTCATTACCCCAACGATTAGGAGATTTAGATATAACCAATTTATCTTTATCTATAGAGCCTTCAGTCAAAATAAAAACTAAAAATTCAATTTCTTCATTAGTTAAGTTGATACCTTCATTATTTTCTAAGTCTTCAAAGGCTACTGGAAAGTAAATAGGAGAATTAAAATCAATTATTTCTTCTGAAGGTTGCAAAATATAACCTTCCTCATTATATTTTCTGCGTAAAACTAAATGATTAGGAGTAACTTGTTGAATGTAATTCCTACCTTCATAAATATGCATAGTACCTTCATAATCATAAACATTAACTTTTAAAACTTTCTCTATAGCTAATTTACCATTTTTCCAAACATAAATACCATCTCCCACTTTTAAATCTTTCCAACTCTTAAATCCTTCTGGAGTTAAAACTTCAGTCTCTTCATCTACACATTCAGTTCCATTCCTCATTTCTTTATTAATTGTGTGGACTAAATTCTGGAAATCATCTTCTACTTCTTTTTTGTTTATCTTATGATCTTTTCCATAGTATTTAAGATAAATATAAGTATATAAAACAATCAAGCTTGGAAATGCTATAGCTCCAGCAAATTCACTTGATAATTCAATTATTGCTTCCTTTACTTGATTAATAAAAGTTCTTGGCTTTTTAGGCGGTAGCGAATGTAATTGACCATAAGGCATTCCTTCTAATAACAATTTACTAAAATCAACTCCAAGACAATAAGGCATTATATAAGCTGCTGTATCATGTAAATAAAAAGTTCCATCCAATAACATTTTTGAATATTCTGTAGCTTCATTTATTCCATACATTTCTACCATTTTCTCAAATAAAGTTGAAAATGTTAAATACTTTATAAATGGAGTTATCATTTCAACTTTAAATCTTGCAATACTCTTATTTGTTACATTGCTTGAAGGATTTGCAGAAATATCTTGAATATAATCAACTGTAAAATATTTCTTCTGAAATTTATTGAAATCAAAATTCTTAGGATGTATTTTCCAATATTCTAATACTTTTGGGTGTTCTTTTAAGAAATAAGAATAAACTTTTTTACCAAACAAAGTATTTGAGAAAAACAATTCAATTCCATGCATAACAGCCTCCTTTCTGCAAAATTTCAAAGCTTTATCCTAAAAATAGATATGTTTTATCTTTCCATTCTGAATTCTCTTTAACAAAAACTCTCTGATTTGATGATGCAGGAAACTTTCCAGTTTTTAAATCCTCTCTATATTTTCCATCAATTATTATGTCAACTAAATCTTTCAGTTCCTCTTTCAATTCTTCAAATAAATATCCAGTATAAAGAACTACTTCAATATTCTTAACTTCTTTCTTCAATTCTGAAAAGAGCTTGATGAGAAAATCTGTATAAACAACTGGATCTCCACCTAAAAGAACTATACTGTTTATCTTTCCATTATAACTGTCAAAATAATATTTCAAGACTTCCTTTAATTTAGAAACAGTTATAGTCTCGCATAAGTCTGAATAAGGATTTTGCAATTCTTGAGAATGACATCCTTTGCATTTATGTGGACAACCACAAAAGTATAATACAAATGAAGGTTTTCTAAATGGATGATCATTAAAAGAAAAATGAACTTCTGGAACTATTCTTGCTTCATCTTTTTTCATCATAAACTCCTATCTAATAGATTTTCAAATAACTAAAAAGAGTCTCCAGAGCAAGGGTTGTTAAAAATAATGCTCTGGAGACTTGGGTTGTCTTATTTAATAAAAAGAAAATGTTTGATTGCATTTGGGCTAAAAATTCTTATCTTAACTTTCAATAAACAAAATTTCTCTTTATTATATAGTTTCAATCTTATTCCTTCTTCCACATTTTGTCAATAGTAAAATCAACTGGAATTACTATCTGACAATTAGCAAAAGGAATAGGAAATTCCATTGCCCACCTGACTATTTCACATATTTCATCTACTTTCTCTTTTTTTGCTTCTAATAACAGTTCATCATGTCTTGTTAAAAGAAATTTACAAAAAGGTTTTAATTCTTTTTCTATAAGTTTCCTTTTTAATCTGATAAGGCTTACCATTAGTGCATCTGCTACTGTTGATTGAGGATAAAAATTAACTATTTCCCTAATTTTATGAGAATATTCAGGATTTAATTTTCTTTTTCCTGTAAATTTATCTTCATAAAATTTCCTTACTTTTTGGACTCTTCTCATTCTTCCAAAAACATTTATGAATTTAGCTTCTTTCCCTTCTTCTACTTTATCATATTGAGATATTAAGACATTGATGAAATATCTTACTTCTGGCTTATCCTGAAACCATCTATCTATAAAGTCTTGAGCTTCTTTTACTGAAATATTCAATCTTTGGGCTAATCCATAAGCTGAAGTCAAGTATGCAATAGAGAAATTTATCGATTTTGCTATTGATCTTTCTTCTGTAGTTATATCTTCAAAATCCTTATTGAATATTAGTGATGCTGTTAAAGTATGAAAATCAATTCCACTATTAAATGCTTCTATCATACTTTTGCAATTACTATAACCAGCAAGCATTCTTAAGTCTGCCATAGAATAATCTGCACTTACTATTAACCAACCTTCTTCTGCTTGAACCATATTTCTATATAAGTTATCTCTTGGAATTCCATGAAAAGCTGGATTAGATGTTGATAACCTTCCTGTTTCAGTTCCAGCAATATTAATATTGCAAGATAGTCTGACAATATTTTCAGTTTCTGTTTGTTTTAATCTATAGTTATAATTTTCAAGAAATAAAACATAAGTTGTATAATTTTTTAACAATTTTCTATATTCAAGCAACTTTTGAGCTATTTCTATCCCATTCTCTGCTAATATTTTTAGAGCTTCTTCATCATAAGAAGGATTTCCTTTAGGAGTTTTCTTTGGAGAATCTATTCCTAATTCTTTAAATAACTTAGAAATCTGCTGAGGAGAGTTCCAATTTACCATTTTTCCAGCTAATTTACTTAATTCATTCTGCTTCTCTTTCATTTTATATTGAACTTCTTCTTTTAAGTTCTCTACATAGCTTCTTGAAAAAGGTAACCCATTCTTTTCCATTTCAAAAAGAATTCTATAATGTTCCATTTCTAATTCTTTAAGCTTTTCTACCTGAAAGTAAGTATAGTAAGGAGTTATGTAATGTTTATTTAGCTTTTTGTGTTCTTCTATTAATTTATTGACCTTATTGGATAAACTTTTTTGCCACAAATCTAATTGCTTTATTCTTCTATCTAATTCTTTCCAAAGATAATAATTGGAGCAACAATCATAAGCACAATACTGATACAATTCATTAAAATCAACATAAACATACCACTTTTCTTTTTTTGACATAAAAATCTCTTTCATTTCCTTATAATAATTTGAAAAAGGTGTATAAAGAGTAATTAATGTTTTCAAATCATGTGGTGGAGTTTCCTTTAATAAATGATGATAAACTAATGTATCAGCATAAACTTTATCCATTACATCTATTCCTAAATCTCTTAGCAGAACCAATGCATCAAACTTGAAATTGTGTCCTATTATCTTTAATTTCTCGTAAGAAAATAGTCTTCTTAATTCTTCCATTACTTTTTCCTGAATTCCTTCTATAAAGAAATTAATAATCTGCCTTTTTAATGCTTCATAATGTCTTAAAGGAATAATAAATGCTTTCTTTTCTGATAGAGCTATTCCAATGCAGAATATTTTGTTATTAGGATCATGAACATCTTTACTGAAAGTTTCCAAATCTACTACTGCATAAACTTCTTCTTTACTATTTACTACACTATCAACAAAATTTTTCACTTTCTCATAAGTATCTAAAATTTCATACTCTATTGTTACATCTCCTTCTTTCAGAAAAGTGCTTAAATCTTTCTTAAATTCTGGCTCATAATTTGGATTTCTTAAAATGTAAGAAGGATGGTATGTCATGCATACTTTCACTTTTTTCTTCTCTCCTAAAATAGGACTTTCAATTTCTATAATTTTTCCTCTTTCAAATTCTTCTTTTATCTTTCCCAATAATGCATACTGAACTCCTAAAAATGCAATTCTTCCCAAACAGATTATCATATTTGGCTTAATTAAGTTTATTTCTCTCCTTAAAATAGAAATAGAACATATCTTTATCATACTTTGAGTTATCTCATCTGTTTCTCCATAACACTTGACTGCATTTGTTATATAAAAATCTTCTCTTTTATACCCTAAATCTTTCAAAACTTCTTCTAATTTCTTTCCTGAAGGACCTATAAAAGGTCTGTCTGCTTCATCTTCCTGAATGCCTGGATTTTGGGCTGTAATCATTATGCTTTTATCTTTATTTCCTTCACTTCTTACACATGGAGTTTTTGCTTTTGAATATAATTTCATACAAGGTAAATTTTCAAAATCTCCATTTCCATACTTTTCTATTATCTTATAGCAAAAGTTATCAAAAGGATTTAATACTGGACACCATTCCTTTACATTTATATAATCTGCCATTACAAACTCCTTTACTTATCTTTTACTTATTTATTTCTTTCAAAAAACTTAAAAGCTTTTGAGTTTCTTCTATATTGAGAATAACCAAAATATCTTCAATCTTTTCTTTTTCCTCTTTCTTTGTTGAAGGGACAATTTGAAAATTAAAACCTCTTATTGTTAAATGTCCCCAAGAATTATAAGCAATCTGAAATTGTTTAAATTCTAAATGTGTTTCATTTACAATTGCTTTTTTACTACCTTCTGAAACTGTATTTACTTCTCCTTTCCTCAAAATTATATGCATTTTTATACCTCCTTTATCTATTTTTTACCTTTACTCTACCCTACTAATCTGAACATAACCTTGACCCTTCGTTACAAAACATAACTTTAACTTTACTCTCAGAACAAGAGAAAACATTGCTTTAATTAACATTACACAACCTTTACTGCACAAAACAATACTTATCCTCTACACTACAAAACATCTTCTAACTTTACCATTACTAATCTTTACTTAACAGTTCCAAAACATTAATATGCAAAACAGCTCCAAAACAAGACCCAACTACACGAAACAAAACCATTACTAAAAAACATGTTACTTAATATAACCATGACGATACAAGACAATACTTTTCTTTTACAAAACTCTTCGTTTCATTGCTTAACAAAACCATTACACAACCACACATCTCATGATCTTTCTTTCACTTGAAAATCAAAACTCTACGACACATCTCTCCACTTCTCCATAACAGTACTTATTCAACTCATAACATTTCTAAACCAACACCTAACACTCCTGCACACAACCTTTACCTTACCAAAACTTCATCCCTCTAATCAAAACTTTACCTTTGCTTCACTAAGCAATAGTTCCCAAAACAAAACCCTTCCATTACTTCTCATTTGCCTTTTTTACCTTTATCTTCTTTTTCTTTACTTCATTATTATTTTCATTCTTTCCATTTTCACTCTTACTCTCAACTTTTTCCTTTTCTTCTTCTACTTCTTCAGTCTGGGAGATAAGTTCCCACTTAAATCTTCCAAATCCAGCACTTCTCCACTGACTTATCCCAGAATAAAGCCCATACTCCAACATCTTTTTCAATTTCTTCAAATTTATTTCCTTATTCTTAATTAAAACAATTCTAATCTTATCTGTTGTAACAGGATTATCTTCTGATGCTTCAATTCTTTCAGATGATACTAAAGAAGTTCTTTCTCCTTTTGGAGTCATTGCTCTTATTGGACGAATATACTCATCTTTATGTTTCTTAAGAACATTTCCATTTCTATATAAATAAATCTTATTAGGAAATATAAAAACATATCTGTCAATCTTTGCCCTTGGATTTGGCAAATTAATCTGCTCCTTCAAAGCCTGAGCAGCAGCCTTAAGAAATCCTTTGACCATAAAATTTGGTAAATAAATTCCTTTATTATCTTTTCTGAAATAAGTTATTTGAGTTATTTCATTATTCTTTTCTTCTCCAGAAGATTTTGATACCTTATAATCTTCTTTAGTATAAGCTTCAGTTGATAATCCTTCTGTTTCTTCTTCCAATTTCTTTGCATCTTTTAAAGCTTTCTTTCCAATCATTTTGAAAAAATCTAATTTCAATAATTCTGGACTTGGAGCTGTCCCAAGTATGTCAGAAATGAAGCTTAATCTTACTACTAATTCTAATGTTTCTATCATTTGCTTCACCTCCTTACTTTTTCTTATTATTATACCATACTTTTCATTTCTTTCAATATCTTTTCATGTAAAATCATCATAAATCTTTCTTCTTATTATCATTTTTTGAAATTTGGTAATTTATATTATATTTCATATTTTGCGGAATAAAATATGAAATATTAAAAAGAATTTAGAGTAGTTATTGAAAGAAAAAAGAAAGAGATTAGTAATTTCTGAATATTGTTTTCTGGAATATTTAAGATTTAAAGTAGTTATTAAAGGGCAAAAGATAATACTATAAGAAGTATTGATATAGACTATTTTATGTATATGTATGGGATATTGAAAAAGTTTTAGGGTAATTATTAAAGCAAAAGTTAAAGTAAGTTTTTCTAATTTATTTAGTAGGATTTCTTTTCTTTCTTATTTTGATTTTTCATTTTATTTTTTATTCTACTTGTTTTTTGCTTTTTGTTTAAGTTTAAGAGATTTTTCTTTTTTAATTCATTTGAAATTTTAAAGATAAAATTTCTCATTAATTTATTTTCTGATTTTTTGATTGAGATGATACTATTGGAGTAGAAGTTTTTGGAATTTTTGCTATCGTAATGATAGGATTATAAGGAAGATAGCAAGTTAGTGATTTTATTTGCAAGGTAGTTGTAGTCTTTGTTATGGTATGCAATGAGAGTAATGATTTTGTTATAGAGCTTTTTGGTTTCATTCGTATGATAGTATTTATGTAATATTTCAAGTAATTTATTAATACTAAAGCATTTCTTTTTTGTATCTCCCCAGACTTGGTAGATTCGGTCATATACTAACCAATTGAAAAGTTCATATCCTTTATATTGAGCATAGTATATAAAAGTATCTACATTTAGGATATTTACATTCTCTTTATCATCCGTGTTGCATTCAAAGAATTCTTCCAGTAGCTTTTTGATTTGCTCTTTGCATTCCTTGCTGATTTTCATTTTCATTATTAATCTTTTGCTATTAATGCTGATAATATTCCTATGAATACTGCAATGAGCATTGCAAGGGTGGGTTTGCTTTTTAGTATTGCAATTGTTAGCAGAGAGATGGAATATGCATAAAGGATTAATAAGAATGTTTTCATTTATTTTTATTTTATCATGGAAATTTAAAATTTCAACTTTTTTGATATTGACAAAATAATAAAAGTATGATATAATAATAAAAGTTTGAATAAAGGAGCAATAAAATGGCAATACAAAGCATTCTCATAGGAGAAAATGATAGATGGAAAATTCGCAAATCCTTACAAGACGAATCCTATGCCCTTACCTATGCTCTGGGAAGAATTACAATCTATCTCATGAATGAAGCTGAAAAGGAATACTTTGTCCAACAATTAAAACAAGCAAAGGAAAGCTGGGATAAGTATAAGCAAATGGATTGCTGGATCTCAAATCAATATGTCCAAGTTCTTCTTTTAAGAGAGGATTTGGATTTTCTTATTAATGTTTTAACTCAAAAAGCAGAAGAAACAATAATTCAATAGTTTAATAAGTTGAAAGGAGAAAATGAATGGAAATACTACCTTATCTGCAAAGCATTATTACAATCTTATCAATCATAACAGGAAGCTTTGCAATAGCTCAAATAAGATTACTTCTTAAAAGAAAAACAGCAAAGGATATAAGCCTTATCTATCAAAGTGCAGTTTGGTTAAATGCAACATTTTGCTTTATCGTATTTACTTTGATTGGAATGAAAATTGGTTTTGATAAAATATATGGAAACATTTTCTGTTCTCTGGAATGCTTTGTTTTGGTAGGAACTATAGTATTTTTGATTTGTTATTATAGATGGAAAGAAAAAAGGGAAAGGAGGTTTTAAAAATGATGCAACAGCAACAAATAGCTCAAATCAAGACTTTACCATTTGATCATAATGCTAACAATTTCTGGCAAGCAATAGGAATTACAAATAAGGAACTTTCTGAAGCAATACTTAAACCTGAAGAATTTTATTCTTTAAATGAAATAGATAGAAAGTTGAGAATTCTTTCTACTCTTATTTTTACAGTAATAAAAGGAATAATAAAATTGTTGAGTGGGAATGTTTTATCAGTTCTTTTTGTATTGATTTGCGATTTTGATAAGAAAAGTTCTGAAGTAATAGAAATTATTGAAAGAAATTTGATTATATATGCAAAAAATGAAAATAAATCTTTGGAAGATTTTGATAAGTTTCTGAATGTTCTTTTTGAAAAAATGAATTCAATTTGTTTATCTCAATATTGTTACTATAAGAATATTGAAAAGTTTTATAACTAATAAGAAGGAGGTGATTTATTTCTTCTATGTCTTTAGTTACAAAAGCAACTGCTCTTACAAAGTTGCTTGGAAGAAAATGCTCAGTAAAACTGCAAAACGGATATACTTTTATAGATAAACTGATAGCAATAGAAACAGAAAAAGGAGGAGCTTTCCTTATCTTTGAAAAAGCTCCAGTAAGATATAATTTCAAAGAAATTTCAAGCATTGAAGAATATATAGAAAAATAGGAAAGAGATAAGTTGAATATTTCAGAAAGAAAAGAAAATTTAATAGAGTTAAGCTATGCTGAGTTATGTAGAAAAAGAGTTATTGATAATATTGCTATCAGTGCCAGATTGTTTAAATACTTAAAAAGAAAAGGTTGGAAAGTAAAATTAATTACTCTTAGTTTTAATGACTGGGATAGCTATGCAGATTTTATAAAAGAGATTGGTGGAATTTCAGGTTTTATTAAACATTTAAGAGATTATCTTGATTATCATTACAGAAATGTTCAATATGAATATTTCACTTATGCAGAATTTCAACAAAGACAGGTAATTCATTGGCATATCTATATTGCAAGCAATAAATATATACATTTTGAAAATTTAGGAATGAGAAGTTTCTTTACTAAAGAATTCAAATATGGATATATTCACATAAAGAATTTGGAAGGTATCAATATCGGCTATATGATAAAGAAATCTCAGAAAAGCTTTGAAGCAATTTCCTTTTTCAAAGAGTG